AGCAGAAATGGCTTGAGCCAGTTCGGCTTGTGAACGGAATCCCTTGACGGAATTACGAACATTTTTACCAGAGACTTGCTGCCCTTCGAATCCCACGGAATCCTTATACTTTTGATTGAGAGCTTGAACAGCAAAGAAGATCGCATCCTTATTCCCGCTGTTAACTACGTTGTCATACGCAGCAACTTCAGTGGGGGAAAGATTATCCGCTGCCCAAGCAAGTGTTTGATTGTAAAAATCAGTGCCACCAACAGAATCAACAATTGATTTTGCATCAGCATCTGTTAGGACCTGAGGCGTTGCTGCTGGAGAGTTTCTGACATTATTTAGGTATGCCTCGACAAGTTTCTCCGAAGGCATCTCCTTAAGCTTTTGAATGGTTTCAGGCTTAAGTTGATTGTTGTTGGAATAATACTCCTCAGAAGCAGACTTAAGAAACTCAGCTTCTTCAGAAACAGCAATCTCTTCTTCCTGATCCTCCTCTTCATTTTCTGATGACTCATCACTCTCAGTTTCTTCTTCTGAGGAAGAGTCATTACTCTCTTTCTGTCCAAGTTTCTTTTCCAGCTCTTTATAAGCCTTCTCAAGATCCTCAGCAGACTTGAACTTACCAGCATAACGCAGTTCCGATTCGGCATCCTCACGGGCCTGATCGTATTTGCGTTGCTCTCGTTCTTCTTCTTGCTCAATTAGTTTTTCACCAATCTCTGCAAGGCGAGCTTCTTCGGTAAGACGACGTTCTTTAGCGTCGAGATCATCAGTCGAATCAAAGGTGTTTTCTTGCATTAGTGATAGACGCCAGTGACGACGCCAAAGGTAGGTTGAGTGATTTTAGGACCGTGACTGCCAACCAAAGGCCGAGACTTGTTGGCCCGAACCTTTGGTTTGCCAGCGTACTTATTTCTCGTATTCAATTCAATTGCCTCATCGGCAACCTCGTAGTCTTCAGGGTTAAGGCCCTGGGGCTCCTGGGGTAGGGGCTGGAGCTGGAGGTTGCTGAGGCTGTCCTCCTGGGAGGATACCTGTTCCTCCAAGGTTTTGGAGCGTCTGTTGGATGCCATCGAGTGCTTGAGGGTTTTTACTAGGATCCACCAACGGAGAGCTGGCAAATTGACCAACCTGTTCCGTCAAGGATTGAAGGGCCTGCTGACGTTGCATTTGCTTCATCTCAGCATTCTGTTGTTCTTGAGTCTTGACCAGATTCAGAATGTCAATACCCTGTGCCGCAGCAAGACGCTTAACGGCTTCATCAGGATTGATAAACTTCATCATGATCTCAGGTCCAAGAGACTGGGACACAGTTTGAAGGAACATCATAAGAGATTCCCTATCTTGACCGCGACCCACACCTTCCAGGCCAGCAACAACGGTAGGGAATACAATTCCTTTGGGAAGTTTAGGAACTTCACCACTACGTTGAAGCACAGACAGTTTACGATTCAAGTATGGGCGCAAGAGTTCTACGGTTAGGTTACCGTAAATACCACCAAGTTGCTCGTTAAGTTCCTGCTGGGTAGCGCGAATCTCTTCAGCAGTTGTGCGTTCACTCTGCCTTACAGTAAGAATGAGGAATGCTTCACTCAGCCGTTGATTCAGCTGGGTGATCATTTGATAGGCGGTGGAGAAGTCAGCCTGTTTTTGAACCTGAACCGCAACAACATCGCCTTCGCGGCCCTGAATAATTGCCCCATTTCCGGCCTTTGCCAGAAGAGAAGGCTTAACGGTAGCAGAAGGAGATACCAGAAAGACCACCTTAGCAGCAGCAGCGGAACCTTCCACCATTGCTTGCATAAGTCCTTCAAGAGACCTAAGATCACCAAGGTATTCTTCAATGCGTCCACGCCCATAGTCCTCACCATCAACAACGTTGAAGCGTAGGGGAAGCCAAGGAGTAATTTCTTTTGGAGCTTTGCTGAGGCTATTGGGAACTACTTCCCCATCAACCTCTTGCTTCCACACCCATTGATTGTTGATCAGCTTAGCCCATGTGTATACAACGGCTTCACCTTCGCCAACAGAAATATCAGCCACTGCGGCTGTTCCGCTGGTATCATCAACAGCATTAACGTTTTTCTTATCAGAGGTTTGAAGCTCTTTGGGAAGGAACTGACGATCAACTGCTTCAACAGTGATAACCTCAATGGGTTGTCCTTCCCCATCTCGTACAACAACATAACGATCCAAAGGATACAATTTGATACCCTTTGAACCCATGAACACTAGAGCGTTACCAGTGACAATAAGATGCTTCATCGCTTGATGAAGAATCACTCTGTCTTGGGATTCAGCAATAGATTGCATAACAACCCGCTCCATCTTAGCCAAACTAAGATCAATTTCGGAGCGAACTTTTGCATCAATTTCTGGATTACTGGTCAGCTTTCCATCGTTAATCTGAAGCTTAAAGAATGTCGTGTTCACAGGGAACAGACTAAGCATCAGCTTAGAGGCCATTACATTGACCCCCTTAGCACCAACTGATTGCCAGGGGGTAGGAAGTTTTTGGCCATTCATTGATCCAGTAGGAGTCAACAAATGTGGAATACTGAGAGCAGCACAGTCTCTAGCAGTATCAAGGAAGATCGTTCTGTCGCTAGATAGCCTTGCATATCTGGAAGCGGCAGTCTGATTTTCCATGTTTATTTACCAATGTTGAGCCCAGTCTGATCGCCGCCAGTATTAAGTGGAATGGTGAGGCGAGAAGTTCCTTGAGCGGCTTGACGAGCAGCCGTTCGCAGTGATCTGACTGGTGAAACTTGGGTGGGCATTTTGCTGCTAACCACGGGTTCTGGTGGAGCAGGAGGAGCCGGTGGCGGCGGCGGCGGTTCAGGAATTCTAGGAGCACCAAGGCACATGATTAAATCTTTCCTTTAAGATAACGGATAATAGCAACAGCCCCCGCATGGAAGGCCATTTGTCGTTCGCAAATAGAGAACTCTGGGTACCGGTCAGGGTACATCGCATCAAGTTCTTCAATTAGTTTGACAAGATCAACCTGTCCCCCTACCACTCTGGATAGAGGAAGCTCTTCGACTTCAAGATAGTCATTAGCCATATTGAGGCAGATCGGTGTTGGAAGCTTCAAAGAACGCAGGCATCCGAGCACGCTTGGTATCGGATAGGCCAGGGGCCTTACCCCTTTCATACAAGGAATCAGACTGGTTCAACCAGAAGTCCTTGTCCAGATACTTATTCTCAGACGAGGACAGCCCATCAACTACCCATCCAACAGTCGCTCTACGAAGTCGATTGAGGCCTGATGTGGACTTGAGGCCCAGCTCGGAGCAGACCATCGAGTGGACAGCGACGTGGGTTTGTTCGTCTCGGCTGATGTCTGCTGCTGTGGTGCGGATGCCGATGTCTCCCGTGAATCGGAAGAAGGGAAGGATGACGAAGAAGACACTACGTTCAAGGATGGCAGCTTTCAAGAGGGGATGTTCTGGTGCGTCGAGCCATGCCTTGAGAATGTGCTTGGCTTCAGCTTCGAACTTATCGTTGGAGCCGTGAGCCGCAACAACATAGTTAAGAGCTTGGTCGTGACGCTCTTCATCCAACTGATTAGATAGCAGAGCTTGACGTACACCAGGAGTATTAGGTAGCTCCTTTTCCAGCCCCTGCTGTAGGAATTCTCTAACAGGCAGTTCGAGGTGGCGTAGACCAAGGGCACGGTAGATCGCATCTTCGGCACCATCAACTAGCTTGCCTTTTTGAACAGCAACTGGAGTCCACTTGCGTTTGCGACTGATGACTTGATCATAGGGCGATAGTGTAGGGTTCATTCTCCGCAAGGAATACAAGGTTCATTGTCGGGCTGAACTTTCGGGCAGCCACAATCCGGATCAATGTCTGTTTCAAAGTTAAAGAGATCTTTGAAATCATCATTTAGTGCAGCCAGAGCATCGTCCTTGGCCTGCGTATCAGGCATCACCTGAAGAGCATAGTAGAGAGATGTTTGGGGTGAGTCCAGCCATTCCTTGAGGAAGGCCGTGTCGTAGGTTACTACATCACTCCAGCTGTTGAACGAGTAACCATGAAACAGCAGTGTATTTTGGAAGAGTCGCACTATTCCATCAACTACTCGCGTGTAGTTATCCCAGCCAACTTCCGCAGCAATTTCGCAGTCGTCAGGGTAATCGTATGACTGAACCCCAAACGTTCCCGAATCGCGATCAACGTGACGGCTAATAGGAGGAGCCAGCTCTGGAGTGGCAGTGAAGCCCCTAAGATCGATGTTGCTGTAGCTGCAAGAAGCGGTAGGAGCAATAGCGAACGCCCTGTCCATCTTGGCGTGGCGGGCAATCTGTGCTGCTGCTTCAACGGCCTTGGCAAGTTCCCCAACGAGTACATCGGCGGGGGAATTTTGTGATGCGTGTGCGAAGTAATCATCTAAAGCCTGACCAAATTGTTTGTAGGTGACTTTGTGATAGGCAAGGAAGTTAGCCAGGCCCAAAACACCAAGTCCTACTTGTCGGTCAGTTTCAGGAAGCAGATATTCTCCAGTATCTCCAACGCCTGTCTTAGCATGAAGTGCTACCAGGGACGACATGCCCTCGGTAAATGCTGGCACCAGCTCATCAATGTCGCAGGCACCAAGATTGATATGTTGTAGGAGGCAAGTACCACGGCTGGGGAGGTAGACCTCAAGACATACATTTCCGTAGATACGCTTACCGTAGGCATCACGACGAATCTTATTCAACCAGATGTCACCCTTCTTGATACCATCAAGGGTAGCTGCAATCAGTTCTGGAGAAGCATCCTCCAAAAAGTGACTATCAACATTAAGGCAACGCTTTACCCAAGCCAGATCCGAACGACTGGCACGGATGAAATCAATAGCATCGGGATGAGTATAGTCAAGATGGCATACCACAGCCCCATTCTTGTAGAATCCTCCCCTTCGAAGTGTTTCATTAAGAGCCGAGTAGATGCGAGCAAAAGAAACAGGACCAGAGGCGGTAAGGCCGTGACCATTGTCGTGGCCCAACGGACGGAGTTTAGAAAGGTGGACCGCAACACCAGCACCATTACGGAGAGCGTGGGAAACAAAACGCCAGGAGGCTTCAATGCCCTCGGGACCCTCCATGCTGTCTTCTACTACAAAGACGGTGCAACTGACGGGAAGGCGCGATTCCGGATTATCGATCCACGATTGAACGCGACCGGTCCGGGCGATAGTTTTAGGGAGGTCTCCCAGGTCAGCAAAGTTGGTCATACTAGATCGTCAAGGATAGGTGGATAGTAGTTGGGACCCTTCAGTACTTTACCATCTGCTCGACGTAGGGGTTTGCCATCGACCAGCTTGGACATATTGCTTTCAAACACTCGACGCATGGCCACGTCCAGATTCCACCCACGAGCAGCAGCATACTGGTAGCAGACGAACACAAGATCGGCCAGCTCCTTCAATTGATCAACCTTTGAAACACTTAGTTCATCTTCAAACGCATCACGCCACTCCTTGTACTCCTCGTTGATCAGAGTTGCTTGAAGTTCGTGAACATTCTCATCAGAAGTGTTAATGGGTTGATCCATTACCTGACGAAAAGTAATGGCCTGTTGAAGCAGTGATGGAGTGATCATCGATTACGACCTTCCGAAACTTGAGCAATCTTCTTCTCAATGTAAGCCTTGGCTTTCAAGAGATCATCCAGTTCGGACTCGTAATCTTTGAGCCCAGCTCGGCACACATACTTGACAACGTTGCCAGTAAGGAAGTCAAGGTTATGGTCACTGATAAAGTCCCAGACTTCAATCTTTCCACGCTTATAGTGGGAGGGTGAATACTTACTCACGCTTTTCAAAGAACTCTTTGTAGGCTGGGTTGTTTCGGATTTTCCAGAGACAGTACTCGTTCCAGAGTTTGCCCACGGGTCCTCTGTGGACCATTGCTTGTCGGTCGAGCCACAATCGGACTCCAAAAAGTCTTTTATGGAATTGTAGTGAGAGAGTGGTTCCAAGATTCTGAAGGTGTAGATCGACATAATGAAAGAGATTTCGATCCAGAATGTAGAGAACAGCAAGGACTAGAATCAGATCTAGCCAAATGATGGGGTCCATAGGATAGGTTCCTTAGTCGTGGAATTGTATTCACCAGGACGAAGGATCCTAGCCAAACGAGCGTTGCGGAGGGCATCCTCCTCGGTCAATCCAGTCTTTTGGTAAGCGGCTACAATAGCCTCCCATGGATCTTCCGCTTTGTCAAGGATCTTCCTGGCACCTACTGATCCAACTCCAGGAACACCCTTGTACCCGTCCACCGGATCACCGGTCAGGCACTGCGTCCAGAACCAGTAGTCGGCTTCTTCGGGGGTGACAGTGACCTCATCTTCGCCGTTGAACAGGCGACAGGCGATCTGTTTCATGTCCTTGTCGGGACTGATCAGGATGAAGTCAGATGGATCTAGGTGGCACTCCAATCCTAGGGCATCATCTGCTTCTAGATTGGGGTAGCGAATAACTTTGTAGTGCTTTGCACACCAGTTGAGAAGCCTCTTGTATCCTACGGGCTTACGCTTGGTGCGCTTGCCCTTGTATTCCGGATCAATAAGCTTCCTGAAATTTTTTGTGTCAGAAAAATAGAGGGTGATGTAGTTGCTGTCAAACCGTTGACGGAGGAGTTGGAGTTCCCCCTCAAAGATTTCTAGGACAACCTTAAAGTTGCTGGCGATCGTTATCAGATCATCGCCCCAGTCAAGTTCCGTTTCAGCAGATTGACAGGCGCGATAAGCAAAGAAGTCGGCATCAACACGGAGATGTGTATCAGTGACAGTCTGCCCACGAAGCTCCTTCTTTTGCTTCTGCCGCGAGGGGTACTCTGAGGTTGTAGTATTCTCCGGCTTGGACGATCGCCCATTCGAGTTGGAACTTGGCATCATTAACGAGGTTTGGTTTTACAGCAAGTTGAATTTCGTCGTGAATCCAACCAAGCCATTGGAAGTCCACATCCCAGGCATACCCCAGTTCTTGGAATTGATTGAATGAAATGACATTCCACCTTTTGCAAACAATGGCTCCTGCGGATTGAAGGAGGTAGTTAAGGGCAGCGTGCTTCTTTCCTTGGAGGCGAATAGGACGACCATCTAACCCCCTAAGAACATCGGACTCTGCTCGTTTGTTGACCGCCTTGAGTAGTTGATCAAGGCCAGGAATAGCCTCAAGGAACTTCTTGCGAATGTCCTTACCAAGAGCAGCAGCTTTCTTGTCGTCGAGGGACTTGTCTAGGGAAGCTCCGATCTTCTTATCCGATGCCCCATAAATGAAGGCGTAGGTCAAGGTCTTAACGTCCTTTCTGGAGCAGCCAACTCGATCAGCATTTTGTTGATGAATGTCTCCATTGACAACAACATCTGCGAAGGCACCTCCATCATAAAAAGCAAGATAGTGGCCAAGCATACGCAGCTCAAGTCCAGAAGCATCAGCGCCAACCTGACGCATATCTTCGCCAGGACCAAACAGTTCACGACACCGAGGATCAGAGGAAGTCTGACCAAGGTTAGGACGACTGTGGGCATTCCGTCCTGTGTTCGTGGCCAATTGGCACGTATGATGGATACGCCCTTCCCTGGTGACAGTCTTTAGCCAAGCATTAGCACCATCTGATAGTTGACCCAGAGCCTTTTGAAGTTCTAGGATTCGTCCAAATGTATTGGCCTCCTTTGTTCCGATGGATTGGAGGATGCCTTCATCAATCTTGGGTCGTCCGGTGTCGGTGAATACCTCAGGCTGCCAATTCCTCCAGGTCATGAAGGCCCAACCGATGTGGTCGCGGCTTGTGGGATTGAACTCCCTGAGTTTGGTGAAGGAAGCATCCTTGATGTACCCACGTGTTGCGTTAGGACGCTTAGGGGTCATTTGGCCACCATCCACATACGGAAAGGTTGCCCTCATTTGATCAGCCAGTTGATCCATTTCTGTTCTGAGAACGGACTCTAACTGCTGTGCCTTGCGGACATCAAAGGGCCATCCAGAGGCTTCCTGCTTGGCCATAATGGCTGCCACATCATGCTCAAGTTGGATGGAATCTTCGAACTTGCTCAGCTTTGGTGAGAACAGCTCGAACAAAGTCATGCCAACGTGAACATCCTGTTCGCAGTAGTCTTCCATTTCATTGGACCACTCCGACCAGTCAGTAGTCTTAGCAAACTGTCCCTTGTAATCACCAAGGCGGTAGCCCCAAGATTCAAGAGAGTGCCTACCGAAAAGCTTACTGGGCATTCCGATGGGCCTTTTACGAAAGTCCCTTGAAAGAATGTCCGGAAAGAACATCCTGCTTAGGATCAACGTGTCTAGGACCTTACCCCTTGGTTCAAAGAATGGATAGATTCCTTGAAGCACCGGAATATCGAATCCAGCAATGTTGTGACCAACAAGGAGATCGGCCTCTGCCAGGATGTTGATTCCAGTAGTTACGGACTCACGGCCTCCTGTGTCGTTGTAACGGAATACCTCACCAGTATCCAGATCCTTTGCCACGATACAATGTACGTGACTTAATCCTTGACGTGGTAGTCCGTTTGTTTCAATGTCAAACAGAAGACGCATCACCACTGCTCACCTTCTTCTGCGTCCAGTGCCCTTTGAGTGAGGACATCAGGCTTACCACACTCGGTACAGAAAAAGCCAGCAATATCCATCTCTGAATAGAAGAAGGAAGTAGAACCGCAGGAACAAAGATCATGTGTGTCCTTAGAAATCAGTGTAGTCATCGTTCGAGGATTTGGAGGACTTTGAATCAAAAGCAGTGGTAAGGTCTTCGGTCATGCGACCTGTCCCCTTATCAAACACAATAGCACCAGCAGGGCCGGTCTGTCCATTGAAGCGATTCTTAAGAACTCGAATGTTGGCCAGGTTGTCGCCAGCACTCAGGTTCCGTTCAAGGGCGACCACGATGTCAGATAGTTGCACAATGGAGTGGCTGCCCCTGAGGTGCCCCAGGCTGACCTGTGCGCCATCTTCATGACCCTTGTCGTTCTGAGGCCGTTTGAGGTGGCTGATCAGGATCATACCAATGCCCGTCTCCTCCACAAAGGATCGGAGCTTGGTCATGGTGAGGTCGATCAGCTTCCTCTCATCGTGTGACTCGTTGCCAGACATGAGGATGGACAAGTGATCCAAGATGATCCAACCAACTTCCTTGGCGAGTGCCATGAACCGACAGTCGGAAAGAATTGCATCAGGGTCCACAGAACCAAAACCATCTCGCAAGTATACCCTGCCAGTACCCAAGGAGGCATCGAACGCAGTCTTGAGATCATCCGTAGGCAGTTCGTTGTTGAGGTGGAGAGGACGGTTGGCCTTGACAGACATGAGTCGCAAGGCGGTTCGTTGGAGGTTCTCCTCAAGAGCAATATAGCCCACACTTTGGTTCTGATCAACCAGCAGCTGGGCTACCTCGCCACAGAAGGTCGATTTCCCCACCCCTGATCCGGCCGTGACCGTGACCAGTTCGCCTCGTCGAAGACCACCAGTAACGGTATTGAGACAACTAAAGGGCCAATCAGCATCCCGACCATGGAGAGGGCGAGTGGCCAGATCGAATAGATCTCGACCATCGATGACTGTTTTGGGTGAGTAGGACTTCTTGTTCCACAGGGCCTGCCTGATGGCTTCCCCATCCTTTGCGATGAGGGCTTCGTTTGCGTCTTTGTATGGATGGGTCTTGGCTATAAACAGTCGATCGTGTGGAAACAAGCTCGCGCAGTCTTGTGCTGCTTGAATCCCAGCATCATCATTATCAAAGAGGAGGATGATCTCCTCAAAGCCCATGATCCACTTCAGTTGGTGTTGGAGGGCTTTCTTGGCTGCCTGTGCTCCATTGGGGAGGCTGACAACTGGCCAACTATTTCGAACCTGAAAGACACTCAGACAGTCGAACTCTCCTTCGGTGATTACAAGGGATTTACCTTGCCCCCAAAGTTGCTGACCAAAGAGTGTATGGTCTTCGTTCTTGCCTACCCAACGAAAATCCTTCTCAACATCACGAGCTTTATACGCGACGAGCTGTCCAGTTTGCGAGTAGTACGGGAACTGAACAACCTTTGAATCACGGTCAAGTCGAACATTGAATTTACGGCAGGTCTCTTCAAGAATGTTTCGTGTCCGAAGGGGAACAATTTCCCCAGAGAGTTCCATAATTGATCTGCGATGAGGCT